TTCAAGTATACTATCTACAATATACGTGAAATCAGTTGTAACCCTTGCACTTAATCTATGGTTGACCTTGATACTATTCAAAGAATGTGGTCTGAAGATGCAAAGATTGATCCAGACAATCTACATACAGAGTCTTTGAATATTCCCATTCTTCATGCAAAATACTTTGACCTTTACAACAATCTTGTTCTACTGAAGAAGAAAGCAGAACAACAAAGAAAAAATATTCGTCACGAACGCTATGAATACTTTTCAGGTAAAGCAGACCCAGATGTTTACATTGATAACCCTTTCCCTAAAAAAATTAGAGATAAGGAAACTATGCAAAAATATCTTGACGCAGATGAGAAACTCTCAGGAGTTTCGTTGAAGATTGATTATTATGAAACAATGCTTCAGTATCTGGAGAACATTCTTAAACAGATAACAAATAGGACTTATCAAATTAAGAATGCCATTGAGTTTATGAGATTCACTGCTGGACTAGGATAATGGAAGAACAAGCAGACTATCTTTTAAGTTTAACTATAGAAGATGTGCATTTATTACATCACTGTGTTTGCAGAAGGATTGAAACTTGGGAGGGACACCCATCAAGGCATCCCTCTGAACAAGAGCATCTCTACTATCTAAGAGATCTATTGTACAAGATAATACTAGAATATAAGTTTGAAAACATGTGATAAATATCTTCAAGTGAAGATATATTATGGCAGACCTTGTTATTCAAAAAGTAAATGAGGTTTATCTGAAGGTAAAAACTGAACCTCACATTGAGTATGAGTTGAGGGACAGGTTTACCTTTGAGGTTCCAAATAAGAAATTCATGCCTCAGTACAGAAGCAAGTACTGGGATGGATATGTGCACCTCTTCAATATGAAAACCAAGAGGATCTATGTTGGTCTTCTGGATAAGATTGTTGCGTTCTGTGAGAATGCTGGTTATTCTTACAAGTTTGAAGATAATAAGTTTTATGGTCCTCCATTTGAAGTCAATGAGATGATTTCATTGGAAGGTGTGAAAGATTATATGAAAGTGCTTTCTCCTGATATCACACCAAGAGATTATCAGATTGAAGCAGTTTATGAAGCACTGAGATATAACAGAAAACTTTTAATCAGTCCTACTGCTTCTGGTAAGTCATTTATGATTTATTCAGTGGTTAGGTACTTTGTATCTAAAGGGAAGAAGATCCTCCTTGTAGTGCCCACTACATCCCTTGTAGAGCAGATGTATAAGGACTTCCAGGACTATGGGTGGGATGCAGAGAATCACTGCCATAGAATCTATTCTGGAAGGGAGAGAAGTAATCAGAGTGATGTAACTATTACCACTTGGCAATCTGTTTATCAACTAGAAAGGTCATTTTTTGAAGATTATGATGTAGTTATTGGTGATGAAGCACACTTGTTTAAGAGCAAGTCACTGATAGGTATCATGGACAAACTTCATCATGCTAAGTATCGTTATGGGTTCACTGGAACACTAGATGGTACACAAACTCATAAGTGGGTATTGGAAGGATTATTTGGTCCATCATATAAGGTTACTCAAACAAAGAAACTAATTGATGAAGGACACCTTGCAACATTAGATATTCAGTGTCTTGTTCTTAAATATAAACCACAGAAGTTTGATACCTATGAAGATGAGATTCAATTTCTTATCTCACATGAAAGAAGAAACAAATTCATCAAAAACCTTGCTGTTGACTTAGATGGAAATACTCTTGTACTTTACAGTAGAGTGGAAGCACATGGTAAGGTACTTTATGAATCAATAAATAGCAGTGTCAAGAATGGTAGAAAAGTTTTCTTCATTCATGGTGGTGTAGATGCTGAAGATAGAGAACTTGTAAGAAAGATTACTGAAGAAGAGAAAGATGCAATTATTGTTGCATCCTATGGCACCTTCAGCACAGGCATCAATATTAAGAACTTACACAATGTTATTTTTGCCTCTCCATCAAAATCTAGAGTTAGAAACTTACAGAGTATTGGTAGAGTCCTAAGAAAAGGCAAAGATAAAGTCAAAGCTAGATTATATGACATTGCAGATGATTTAACTATTGGTTCAAGAAAGAACTATACATTGAATCACTTTATTGAAAGAGTCAAAATCTATGTACAAGAACAATTTAACTATGAGATCATATCAATAGACATCAAAGATTAGGGAGGGTTTGCTTATGATGGAAGATGATTTTTATGCAACAATAAAACTCAAATGTGGTGATGAAATCTTTGCTAAGGTAGCAGCATCTGATGAAGGTGATAAAATCTATGTGGTTATCACTAACCCTATTGTTCTAGAAGAGATCAAGGTTAGAGGAAAGATGGCAGGATATAAACTTGAGCCATGGTTAAAGACCAGTACTGAAGATATGTTTATTCTTGAATTGGATGACATTCTTACAATGTCTGAATCATCTGATATTGAGATGATTACCAACTACCAAGACTTTGTAAGAAGATCTGATCAGACTACTCAGATGAAACCCACTAAGAAGATGGGATATATATCTACAGTATCTGATGCTAAAGAGATCCTAGAGAAGCTTTATAATCTCTAAGTACTTAAAGCTATAACTGATCTTTAATGGCAACAAACCTAGTCTACTGGGCATTCAAGAACTTGTCAACTATTGACTTCTCTGGTAAAATGAATACAGAGAAACCTATTTTATGTCTGTTGTATCACCTACCTTTAATGCAATGAGAAGAGGTAAGAACTCCGAACACTATGTGAATAACAAGGAGTTCTTGGAAGCTCTTGAGATTTATTTTGCTGAGGTGAAAAGGGCAGAAGAAAGGGGAAAGGTAAAACCACAGATTCCCAGATACATTGGTGAATGTTTCCTTAAGATTGCTAATCACTTATCATACAAACCAAACTTTGTGAACTACATGTTCAAGGATGATATGATTTGTGATGGTATTGAAAACTGTGTGAGATATATCCACAACTTTGACCCTGAGAAATCTAAGAATCCCTTTGCATACTTCACTCAAATCATCTATTATGCATTCCTAAGAAGAATCTCACAAGAGAAGAAGCAATTGGAAGTCAAGAATAAGATTCTAGAGAAGACTGACTTTGATGAAGTCTTTGATGCAAATGACCTTGATTCTAGTAACTACTCTGACTACAACTCAATTAAAGATTCAGTTCACAGTAAATTGAGGTATTGATGAAAGTTGCCATTATTACTGACCAACACTTTGGTGCTAGAAAGAACTCAAAGTTGTTTCATGATTATTTCCTGAAGTTTTATCAGAATGTATTTTTCCCAACTTTAGAAAAAGAGGGTATCACCACTGTTGTTGATATGGGTGATACCTTTGATAGTCGTAAGGGTATTGACTTTTCTGCTCTTTCTTGGGCAAAGGATCACTATTATGATAAACTTGCTGACTTAGGATGTACTGTTCATACCATTGTTGGCAATCATACTGCTTACTATAAGAATACTAATTCTGTCAATGCAGTAGACCTTCTTCTGAGAGAATATCCAAATGTTCATGTATATTCTTCTCCCACAGAAGTAAAACTGGGAAATTTAAACACATTAATGGTTCCGTGGATTAATCAAGAAAATGAAGAAACTACTATCAAACTTATTCAAGCTACAGATTGCATATGTGCGATGGGGCACCTTGAACTCTCAGGATTTAGAGTTAATCGCCAAATCATCATGGATCACGGTCTTGAGAGCAAACTATTTGAGAAGTTCACCAAAGTCTTCTCTGGTCACTATCACACTAGATCGGACAATGGAACAGTATATTACTTAGGAAATCCTTATGAGATGTTCTGGAGTGATCTGAATGATACTAGAGGTTTTCATATCTTTGATACTGAAACTCTGGAACATACTTCAGTCAACAACCCATACAAGTTGTTCAGGAACATCTATTATGAGGACACTGACCACCAAATGTTCAATGCCACTGAGTATGAGAACAAGATTGTAAAGGTGGTAGTTAGGAAGAAGACTGACTCAGTTAAGTTTGAGAAGTTTATTGACAAACTTTACTCTGTTGGTGTTGCTGAACTCAAGGTTGTAGAAAACTTTGACTTTGGTGGCATCTATGAAGAGACTCAAGAGTATGAGTCTGAAGATACTCTTTCTATCCTTGATAGATATATTGAGGAATCTGAAACACACCTGGATAAGTCAATCATCCAGAAGATGTTGAAGGAGGTCTATCAAGAAGCATGTGAGTTGATTTAATGTTTATTCTGACAGTTGTAGGCAAAGAGGTGGATGGTGCCTTTTCAGTTACAGATGATGATGGGGAACAAGTTCTCTACATCTTTGAAGAGGAGGATGATGCCTGTCGCTATGCTATGATGTTGGAAGAGGAAAATGATTTTCCTGAAATGAATGTGCTAGAGATAGATGATGATTTAATGGTAAAGACCTGTGAAATTCATGGTCATAGGTACACCATTATTACTCCCAATGATATTGTGATTCCCCCTGACATTTCTTATGATTCTTTTTAAAACAATCTCCTGGAAGAATTTTCTCTCAACAGGACAACATGAGACTAAAGTTGATTTCACTGAAAGTGGAACCACTCTAATCATTGGTTCTAATGGTGCAGGCAAGTCCACCATCCTAGATGCTCTCACCTTTTCATTGTATGGAAAGGCATTCAGGAAGATCAACAAACCACAACTGGTCAACTCTATCAATGAGAAAGATTGTAGAGTTGAGATTGACTTTGATGTCAACAATGTTCAGTGGAAAGTTGTAAGGGGAATCAAACCTGCTATCTTTGAGATTTACAGAGATGGCAAACCACTGGATCAGAGTGCATCTGCTGTAGATCAGCAGAAGTGGTTAGAACAAAATGTTCTTAAGATGAACTACAAGTCTTTCACTCAGATTGTGGTTCTGGGTAGCAGCACCTTTGTCCCTTTCATGCAACTGACTGCATCTAGTCGTAGGGAAGTTATTGAAGATCTGTTGGATATCAAGATATTCTCTGCAATGAATAGTCTGATCAAAGATAAGATCAGAGTTTATAAGGATGAGTCCAGAACTCTTGAACTGAAGAAAGAATCTCTCAAAGATAAGGTAGAGATGCAGCAGAAGTTCATCAAAGAGATTGAAACCAAGAGTCAGACTGATATCAAATATAAGAATGATAGGATTGATGACTTAGGTCTTCAAGTGACTGCATATATGCAGGATAATGAGAAGTTGGAAAAGGTCATTGAGTCATACAAGGAAGAACTCAAGTCCTTTGAGGGTTCAAAGGCACAACTTCGTAAACTGAACAATGTTAGGGGTAAACTGTCTGCAAAGATTTCACATATTGAAGAAGAGTATCAATTCTTTAATGATAATAGGGTTTGCCCTACCTGTAACCAGGATTTGGAAGAAGAGTTTCGGTTAAATAGAATTACAGACTCCAAAAATAAGCAAGAAGAATTGCAGAAGGGTTTCCAGGAACTTGAAGAAGCAATTCTAAAGGAGGAGATGAGGGAGTCCAACTTCAATAACATCTCAGATGTAATTTCTAACCAACTTAATGGCATTACTAAAAACAATACAAACATTACTAGTTGCCAAAAACAAATCAAGCAACTTGAATCTGAAATTCAAACTCTTACCGAGGGACTTGCAAACAGAAATTCTGAGAATGTAAAACTAAAAGAATTTAAAACTAATCTCCAAAAAACTTATACTGAACTGGGAGAGAAAAGAGAAAGGACTTCCTACTATGACTTCACTTATAATCTTCTCAAAGATGGTGGAGTAAAAACAAAAATCATCAAGAAGTACCTTCCTCTTATCAACCAGCAGGTTAATAAGTATCTCCAGATGATGGACTTCTACATCAACTTTTCACTTGATGAGGAGTTTAATGAAACAATTCAATCACCAATTCACGAGGACTTCTCGTACTCATCCTTCTCAGAAGGAGAAAAAATGCGTATTGACTTGGCACTTCTCTTTACTTGGAGGGAAGTTGCCAGGTTCAAGAATTCAGTCAATACCAATCTCCTGATTATGGATGAAGTCTTTGATTCCTCTCTTGATGGATTTGGGACAGATGAGTTTCTCAAAATCATCAAGTATGTCATCAGTGATGCAAACATCTTTGTGATTTCTCACAAGACAGGAATGGAAGACAGGTTCCAGAGTGTCATTAAGTTTGAGAAGAAGCAGGGATTCAGCAGGATGGTCTGATGGCAATATATGAACATCTTGAAAGTGGCAAGAGATTTCTTTTTGTTCACATTCCCAGAACTGGTGGTAGATTTGTAGAAAAGAACCTAGAAGCATATGGATGGGACTGGGACAAATGTTTAGGTTTTGATAAAAAATATGACTTCTACAATAGTGTGGAACAGGCACACTTCCACAGAGAATACTATGAGAAGTATTATGATGTGAAAGATATTCCTCACATCTGCATTGTCAGAAATCCAATAGACAGATTCATCTCTGCTTCCATCTATCTAAAGAAGGCATATGGAGATGATATTCAGGAGTTGATGGAAGATGAAATGTACTTTGATAGTATGATTCACAACCTTCCCTTGGAAGGTTCATATAACTGGTATAGACCACAAGTTGACTATGTTTCAGATAAGACTCATATCTGGAAACTAGAAGATGGTTTAGGAGAAGAGTTCTCCAACTGGTTGAGTGATATTGTGGGTGTCAATGTTCAAATGGACAATGAAGTCAAGTATTACAAATTTGACTATGAGGACAACAAACTGAAGAAGACTGATGCTCTTATTGAGAGAATCAAAATTTTTTACGGGAAAGATTTCACTGCTTTTGGATATAACAAATAAAATAAATACAGATATAGTTGCTTACCTATAACCTCCCATGTTAAATGAAGGAAATAAGAGAGACGAATATTTAAAGTCAAAAGGTGAAGGTGATAAAGATGCTGCTCTCAGAAAGAAGGG